ATATGAATATTATTTTTACAATTCATACTTTGGTATTTATTACGTCACTCATAGTTCCGTTCACGGGAAATATCAAATGGCTAAAGATGTACTCGGTGATAATACCATTCGTATTCTTTCATTGGGCAATCAATGATGATACATGCGCTCTCACGATTTTAGAATCTCAAATGACTGGTAAAGAACAGAAAGATACATTCTTTGGGCGATTGATGAGACCTATATATAACATTGATAATGAAACGTCCGATCAGGTAGTAAAATCTATATTATTCTCCCTTTGGCTTATGGTACAATTCAAACTTGGAATTATACCACGTCCCAGAATATTTTCCTAGGATATATAAATGAAACGTAAGAACGCGAACGCGATGGGATTAATTATTATTATCGCTCTTGTGGGTGTGATTATATATCTCGTGACACGACCCCGTGAAGTTGTTCGGGTACCTGTTCAGGTGCCTATGCGTCCACCAATGCGTCAGATAGAGCCAGTCCGCAGACGACAGCCGGAATTTAGAGACCCACCTATAAAGGACTATAAACCTGGACACGTTCAACAAATGGGTGTATTGATAGGTGAGAATGACGAGACGCTTCCTCTGTATGGAAAAGAAGTGCGCGGTCGACGTGATCAATACCACTACTACACGTCCACACCTGGACAACAGATCTATTCGATACCTATAACACATGATGGTCGTGACTGTATGGATGATTTAGGATGCAAAGAGTTATACGGTAACGAGAGTGTGAATGTACTCGGTAAAGCTGCTTCTTATGAAGCCAAACTTTATAGAACAGATCATTTCTTTTAAACAAACGTGATACCATAGCGTGTTGTCATGAGTTTTTTAGCTCCCGACATCGAAGGTTTACTCCACAAAAGCCACCTAGACCAAAAACCAGCCGTTTTAATTCCATTTTTAGTCCAAGTTTCACCCATACGTCCATGACGTGCCAGGTATCTTTTCATACGCAACGGATCTCCGTGAATAGTATAGTCTGAATATCCCTTACCTCCGAAGTCGACGTGTGAACCGTCTTCGAAAGTAACCCTGTACTTTTTTTTAGGATTGGGGCTTTTCTTGAGAATAACTTTCATATATAAATACCGAATATTTAATTCTATGTTTCTACTATAGATATGGATCTCCGCAAGCCAACGATCATTCGTATCATATTTATTTCCACGATTGTGTCCGTCTGTGTCGCTTTTATAATTGCCAGGATTTCTAAGTCCAGAGAAGAGAAGAGTTATAAATTTCCCGCTATGTCTAAGGAGACGTGGGATGCATTAGGTACACCGTCTAGCGAAGAAGACGATGAAAAGGATGTTCAGGAAGAAACGCCACCACCTACAGATGATGTATTAGAAGGATATACTACTTTATAATTCCGAATCGGAAAACTCTTCATCGCTTGTAATTTCAAGTTGCACGTGATCAAGATCGGGACAGCATTGCGCAAACCCGTCATATGTAATTTTACACGATCGACAATAATACCAGATCATAGTATTTAGATAGTTGTTCACATACTTAAGTGTTTCCCGTGTACACTTATAAAATGGATACTGATTTTGACAAAGTGATTGCCGACTTGCGTAACCTTCGTGAAGATGTCAGGGAAGTGAAAGAAGATTATGAACTTGAATTGGAAATGTGTCGTTCAGACTTACGACAGCAGTTCGGTTTCAAAATATTGATGATGCTTTCATTCTTTCTCAATGGATTATTCATCGCATACCATATAAAACATACATATGTATCAGATGAACCCACAACCATCACTCCACGTCTTTTGTAAATGACATAAAGAGTTTCACCTTATTAAATATATATGAAGCTTCTTATCAAGCGTCTTTCTAACAATGCTATCATTCCTACACGGGCTTCCCCTGGATCGGTCGGTTATGATTTGTATAGTACTATCGATATGTATATTCCACCAATGGAACGTGGTATCGTGAACACTGGTATCGCCGCTACTATCCCGATTGGTGTGTATGGACGCATCGCACCTCGTTCCGGTCTGGCTGTAAAGTACGGAATTCAAACAGGGGCCGGTGTGATTGATCCCGATTATACGGGTGAGTTGAAGGTGATTTTGTTTAATCAGGGAGGAGAACGTTTCGAGATTAAACAAGGGGATCGTATCGCCCAACTTATTTTGGAAAAATGTGAGACACCTCCTATCGAAGAAGTTGCAACTATTGAAGATACCGAACGTGGTACACGCGGTTTTGGTTCTTCTGGATAAATTTAATTCGCGAACGCTACACCACCCATACCATCCTTGATTTTCAGGATGTTATAGTTGACAGCGTATGTTCGAACAACCGCACCGACCCTGTTCGTGGTTCCATTGAGAACTAACTTGGCATTATCAATGCGCGAGAAGTTCAGAGAACCCGTGGGTTGCGACTTGTTCATAGTCAGACAGAATGGCCATGTAAATGTAGATGTAGTGTTCAACACGTTAGGGGCGAGTACCGAGCAGTGCATTTCGGGAACGACATTATGGTGGTACGTCGCACTCGTGTTTTCGAACAGAGGTGTGCCATTAATATACAGTGTCGAGTCGTCAAACGACCAGTTTGTGGACCATGTGGTACCATCAGCTATAGACGAAACAACGTGCAAGGCCTTAACGGGGTGGTTGAAATACGTGAGATCCACGTCAACATCAGACGCCGACATGGGTTGGTACTGAGTCTGTGTGATGAGAAGTTCATGTTCATGGTTTACGACCATTTCCCTCTCTTCTGTATCCAGGTACACATACGTACCGTACACCTTGGGTGTGCTACCAGGTGTGAACGGTACCACCTGTCCAGCGCGACACTTAATACGCAACTCCACCTGGTGGAATTGGAGAGCCGTGAGTGGGAGAGACTTTGTCCAGTCCTCACTGAAGAAGAACGGGATCATGTAATGATCGGCGTATTGAGAAACACCTACCGCATTTTCGGGAACTTCGTCGAGTGTCACCGCACAAGAAGCCTTAGCCTGATCCTGTTTGTACAAAACATTGTGCACACCCTGGATGAAAAGAGAGTCAAGCTTGGTGACTTCCTGTCCACCAATCCACAAAGAAAATTCGGTTGTGGTTGGATCGTTCGTGCTAAAGAAACCAGTGGGTCTGTCATCGGTAGCTCCGATATCGGTAGCCTCTATCCAGATGTAACTGAGTAGATCACCCTTCGTGCGTAAGGGGACAACAACTTCATTACCCCCACCAAATGTACCTACATAATCGAGGCGTTCGGGCTTAATAGAAAAATTCGTATGACGTTTATAGTTCTGATGGAAAAAAGATACCTGAGGTTCTCCGGTGATGTATACATCCTGAGCACCCTTCGATACGAGATCGATCAACGCAGCAGACATTTATTAATAAACGATATTAAAATTTTAGCTCTATAACTTACCAAGTGTGATGGTGCAATTTCAAGTTCTCACCTGGGATGCTCGTGATGAAAATGATGATCATATCATACGAATTTTTGGTAAGACGATCAAGGGTGAATCCGTCTGTGTCACGACAAAGTTTGTACCTTATTTTTTTGTCAAAGTGCCAGGGACTATGACACCAAATTCGGTGATCCAATATGTTAAACGGACATGCCCGGACATTGTTAACATGGACGTTGTCGAGGCTAAAGATATGGAAGGGTTTCAGAATGGAGCGACCAGTTTTTTCCTGCAAATTCATTGTCAAAATCTCGTATCAAGGCGTAATATCAGTAATCGTTTGCGCAAAAATATAACCGGACTGTCGAATAAACTAAAAATTTTCGAGGCTAATGTGGACCCTGTACTACGTCTTATGCATCGTACTGGTATTCAATCGACTGGGTGGATTGATACGACCGATGTATGCGAACGTGCATACCATACAAAAGTGCAGATCGATTTACAATGCAATGATTGGAGACAACTAAAACCATATGATACGACTGATATCGCACCGTTTGTAATCGCATCCATCGATATCGAGTGTTATAGTTCTACTGGGAAGTTCCCCAGTCCTTCTGTACCTGGTGATGCATGTTTTCAGATCGCTATTTCACTTTTACGGTTCGGTGAAGATGAACCGTACGAGAAAATATGTCTATGCTATAAAGAGACTGACAAGAATATTGATGGTTGCTCTATCGTGAGTTACAAGTCCGAGCGTGATCTCCTAATGGGTTTTAGTGAATATATCAATGAACATGATATAGATATCATAACAGGCTGGAACATCTTTGGTTTTGATTTGGAATACATCATGGAACGTGGTATGGTAAATAACTGTCCTCTTGCGTTTTATCGAATGAGTAAACTCAGGGATTATACGTGTACACTCAGTCGTAAAAAACTATCGTCGAGTGCACTCGGAGATAATGAACTGAAACTCGTACCCATGCCTGGACGATTTATTTTTGATTTGTTTCATGAAGTTAAGCGGGAGTATAAGTTAGATTCGTATAAACTCAATAACGTTTCACAGATTTATTTGGGGGATCAGAAAATAGATATGGCTCCGAAAGAAATGTTTGCACGTTTTGTTCGAGAAGATCCAGTGGAATTACGTGAAGTTGCAGAGTATTGTATCAAAGATACACTACTGCCTCATAGGCTGATCGCTAAACTATCTACATTGATGAATTTACTGGAAATGGCCAAGGCGACATGGGTTCCATTGAGTTATCTTGTTGAAAGGGGGCAGCAAATCAAGGTGTTTAGTCAGCTGACAAAAAAGGCGCGTGAAATGGGTTTCAAAGTTCCTACATACGAATATGGACATGTCGATAATACTGGCTATATTGGAGCGACTGTACTGGAAGCGCAATCGGGTGCATACTATACGCCGATCACAGCCCTGGATTTCGAGGGTCTATATCCGTCTATCATGATGGCTCATAATTTATGTTACTCGACACTTGTCCGTGACAAGAAATATGACAATTTACCAGGTGTAGAATACGAACGTTTCGGTGAACATACATTCGCGCAGAATGTACCGAGTATTTTACCGAGTATTCTCTCTGAGCTAAAATTGTTTAGAAAACAGGCTAAAAAGGACATGGCGAATTCAACGGGTGCTACGAAACAGATGTATAACGGTAAACAGCTCGCGTATAAAATTTCCATGAATTCTGTATATGGGTTTACAGGTGCATCTAAGGGTATTCTCCCATGTGTAGCTATCGCATCTACTACGACGATGAAGGGTCGTAATATGATTGATGACACAAAGAGGTATGTTGAAACGCATTACCCTGGATCTAAAGTGAGGTACGGTGACACTGATAGTGTTATGATTGAATTTGATGTAGGAAATCGTACTGGTAAGGATGCTATCGAATATAGTTGGGAATTGGGTGAAAAGGCTGCAGAGGAATGTACAAAATTATTCAAGGCTCCTAATAATTTAGAACTCGAAAAGGTGTATTGCCCTTACTTCCTCTATTCAAAGAAGCGGTACGCTGCCAAACTATGGACAAAGGGGAAGAATGGTGAAATGAATATGGATTATATAGATGTGAAGGGTTTGCAACTTGTGAGACGTGATAACACACCCCATCTCAGAGAAGTTTGTAAAGAACTTCTGAATGTTGTCCTGGATAGCAGTGATACCACAGCTCCTCAAGCACTTGCTCGGAAACGGGCACTTGAGCTACTCGAAGGTGATGTACCAAACGAGAAGTTAATTTTAAGTCAGGGGTTGTCGGACACTTATAAAGTGAAGGGTGAAAATGTTTCCGTGTTAAGTGAAGAGATAGGAAACATTAATCAGGCACATGTTCAGGTTGTGAGAAAAATGCGCGAACGGCAACCCGGTTCCGAACCTCAGTCTGGTGACAGAGTGCCATATATATTAATCAGGACGGATGACCCTAAAGCACGTGCGTTTGAAAAATCTGAAGATCCTGTATACGCACAGGAACATAATTTACCGATCGATTATCCTTACTATTTTCTTAACAAATTCCTTAACCCAGTGTGTGACTTACTCGAACCACTATTCGAAAACGTAAAGGATGACATCTTCGGAGAATTGCTTCTGAGAGCTAAACCACCAAAGAAAAAGGGAAAGGCTGTGACGAAGCCTGGTAATGATCAATTACTACTGAGTGATATATTTAAAAAAAAGACTCCAGGATAATACATGGTAGGTAGTATTACTGAACAGATTGAAAGTCTGATACAGAAAGAAGCCCGGCGTCAGATTAATGAACGTGAGAAGGAAATTCGCGAACAGACGAAAGAACAGACACGTGAACAAAAGGAACAGTTTTCTGAGCGACTAAAGGAAGCTGTACATGATCACAAAGAACAACATATCCGTACTATCCGAGAAATGGTCGACAAGTACAAAGAACAGATGAATATGTTAAAAAGTGAACATAAATCTATCGTCGCGAAACTGGAACAAGAGAAGCATGACTACGTTTGTAAAGTTGTAGAAAGGGTGTCATCATTGTACTCAATCCCGATTAAAAGCGTTCGACGCGACCTTGCACCTGAAAATGATAAGCGTTGTCTAGGTATACGTAAAAATGGTAAGCTTTGTACGAATAAGGCAATTCGTGACGGATACTGTTGTCTCCATGTAGATGATCCACGGCCATCTACTCCCATACTCATGCCAAGAGGTCCATTAAGACATACACACCCGTTTCCATCTGGATTTGTTCAGGGATGCCCGGCATGTGAAAAAAGAGAGGTTGCAAATGAATTTAGAGATTTGCCTTCTATATTTTAATATGAATAAATCGACTATTCTATTATCATCTATAAATAATTTTTACACTGTACCAGAAAATAGAGCTACGCTAATCGAACTTTTGAACAAGAGTGGTGGTATTTCTCTACGAAACCTGGAATGGTTTATTACCAATTACTCTAAGAAGCATAACCTATCATATGAAACAAATGATGGTCGGATTTTTAGTGTACACTGCGCTTATAAATCAAGTCTAGATGGATACAGTAAAAAATTGTTCGACCCGTTTTGTCGTGCAGACAAGATCGTGTACAACGTGCCGGGTACAACTGATGAAATTCATACGACTGTAGCACAGTTGAACTTCATCAGATGGTGTATCAGAAATAAGATCGTTGATTACATTCGTGTACATCACGATAGGCTTTTCAATAAGCAAGTGACATAAACCCGTTATTAAATTCAAACGTTTGATACCCAACATAATACAGGTGAAGGTTATAGACATCTGTTAATCCAGGTTTTAATTGCACATCTAGTAATGTGCGATCTGAGTTCAATTTACTAAAGTCCAAGCTTCCCGATGGTTCCACATTAATCGGATTCATCGAGAACGCATACGTGTAAATATTCCTATTAGGTCTAGATAGCCTTGTGTTGTATGGGACGATATACTTGAAATAATTGTGATCAGCGACTGGTATATTGGGTAAGTCTTGACCATTTATATAGAGTTTAGCAGAGTCTAAAACCGCCGATGAAAATGAGTTACCGATTGAGTATGATGTTGCAGATGAAAAATTAAACCTATTCGACATTTGACGAGTTCTTATACTCGGGTCAGGGCGACCGGGACTTCCATGCGTATTCTCATCTTCATATGCCTGTTTTCGTAGAAACCAAAATAACGATTTGACAGGTATATCTGGGACGAGTTGCAGTTTCACTGTATTCCGACCTATGACAGTTTCCTCTGTGGGGTGTTTCTTTACTATGTCAGTGATGAATATCTGTTTATTTGTCATCAAGTATGTCCGTTCCTGTGGACTTAATGTGATTTCTTCTGTGATGACATCAAATGTGTCGAGTGATAACGCATATGAAGAATTGGTAAAAAACGTCTTTGGTCTAAATTTAATTTCAAACTCTATCTTCTGTTTGTGAATCGCACACGTTGGAAAGTATGGCCTATTCGGGGAATTCGATCCATATTCGTCACCTTCATATTTACGAGAAAAGAAGAGTGGGATTGGAATCATTAACGTCGACTTAAACCTAGATAACGATTCATCATTTACGTGCGATACGTTGTCGGCTTGATTTCTGTTTATCATATACCGCTTAGTACGTTTTTCAGATGCATCCAGATACATCTCATCGTAAATGACACCCCAATCGTCGTGATATTTATCGACTTCCGTCTCATCCACGCGCATAGAAATACTCTCTATAACGTGTCGACCAATCTGATCAGCTATGTTAGAGTTTGTTTCAACGGCGGGGAATGTCATGTGTATGTACATATTTGATAACAAATCTCCCATATTTTGGGGGTTTAGTGTAACTTTAACACTTTCACCAAATGGCCACGTAGGAGAAGACGTAGATGGTTTAGAAACTGTGACACTTTTGTGATACTTCGTAAAGTTTGAATGTTGCTTCGCTGTGTAATTAAAGAAAGAATGTTCAGGATTGGAGTTCAATAGGTATGTATCCTGTTGACCTATGGCATTTAGGGATAATACCGCGCCTTGATCCGGACCCTGCAATCCCATACTTATCTATTGTCTATATATTTTTAATATCATTTTCCCACATTTGAAGAGGTGATGTAGACATTGTCAGGTTTAGTTCGTCCCTGGAGTGTTTGACTTCCATAAGCAGTGCAGCTACTCGCTCTTCTGTATAGTCAATTGTCTTGGTGTTTAGTAAATAGTCATAACTCCCATCAACTTTCGGAAATGTGTGTGATAACTCTTCCTCGAGATCTTTCTTCTTACGCCTGAAAACCACCAGCGTTTCATTGATGACCATGGTAACAAATTTTGCGCGGTGATTATACATCTCAACCTTTTTCTTGAGAACATTAACCATATGGGATTTGCGTTTATTGTAATACTCGTTCCGAAGTTTGATAAAGTCCATTAGGATCATTTCAGCACTTTCATATTTGTGAATTCCCTTAGTCGGATGAAACAGGTGCATGTTCGAAGTTCTGACGATTTTCTGTAATTTCAGGTCCTTGATAAGATCTTTACCCGAATACCCCTGAATAACAAAATCAACATTTTCGGTTGTGCTATTGTTGGTGTACGAGCTGATAGTCTTCTTTTCGGTAAGTGTATCGAGATGTTCTTTATAATCCTGTGTCCAACGCCCAGGTGGAAGTTCTGTGACCCTGATAGTCTGACCGATCATGTTCCAGATACCCTCTGTGACCCATGTTTCATTTTCATAGAATACACGACCCTTAAACCCCCTGAACCACGGCTTCATTTTTTGAATGCCCTTTCCATTAATGAAGTTGAGTATATTCGTCGAGATATCCTTGGGGTTGAACGGGGGTACATAACAACTGAAACCCGTGCCAATACCTTCTGTACCATTCACGAGAACCATCGGCAACGCTGGTACGTAAAATTCTGGTTCAATAGATCGACCGTCGTCATCTAGATAATTAAGTACAGGGTCATCCTTAGGGTCGAATATCTTTCGAGCTGCACTAGTCAGTCTCGTGAAGATGTACCTCGTTTGAGACGCATCTTTACCCCCCATAAGTCTCGTACCAAATTGACCACAAGGTTCGAGAAGGTTAACGTTGTTCGAACCTGTATAGTCGTTCGCCAACTTGACGATCGTTTCCGCGAGAGAAACTTCGCCATGATGGTAAGAACTCTTTTCGGCGACATACGCGGCCAGTTGTGCCACTTTCATTTCGGCAGTCAAGTTCTTTTGAAAACACGAGAACATAACTTTTCGCTGTGAAGGTTTAAGTCCGTCAGCCATATGTGCGATAGACCGTTTCAAGTCAGCGAGGCTGAAATTGACGAGGTCTTTGTGAACAAAGTCTGTTATGGCCAGGTTCTTGACATGACCATATGGTACTTCAAGATCACCAGAATTCTTCGCGGTACTTTCGAGAAGCCATGTCTTTCTGTCATCTGCCTTTTTCTTATCGAATGCGAGTACGATTGATTTATCTGTCATGACATCCACATCAAACTTCACTGTGAGTTCTTGAATTTTTTTGAAATATTCACGAGCCTCCACGGATGTAGAAGTACCGAGACCCTTGTAATACTTGATACGCCACCCATGTTTACCGTCTCCATACCAGTTTCGAAATGCTGAATCGGTGTAGAAAGATTTTGCTTCTGATCCCTTGGAAGCTTTGATGATTGGTGTCACCATACTCACCACATAGTTCAACTTTAGAAGGCTGGGCCAGAAGTAGTGGATCATGTTGAGGATGAGACCCTTGATATGAGACCCATCGTTATCAGCGTCAGTCATGATCATGAGACGTCCATATCGAAGTTCAGAAACGTCGGTATACTCCTTACCCTGTTGAAGTCCGAGGATCTTCTTGAGATCGTTGAATTCCTGATTAGACGTAAGCTGTGCGACTGACACGTCACGTACATTCTTACACTTACCCCGAAGAGGAAACACACCATAATGATCACGACCAACAACCGAGAGACCTGCAACTGCGAGGGTCTTCGCCGAGTCACCCTCAGTCACGATGAGTGTACACTTCCCAGATTGTGCCGTACCAGCCTTGTTCGCATCGTCCAACTTGGGAATACCGGTGATTTTGGACTTTCGAGCTCCGTCGGTCTTCTTGAGTTCTTTCATTTCCTTGAACTTTGAGAGTGCCGTGAGTTCATCAGCGATACCAGTCTTGAGAGTATTCTTAACGAATGTCTTGGGTAGTTCAAACCTGCTTCCGAAATGCTGTGATTTGGTTGTACACTCAGATTTCACCTGACTGGAAAAGTTTGGGTTTTCGATTGTCGCCCTTACAAAGATCGTAAAAGCATTCTTAACCTGTGGAGGTTTCAGTTTAATCTTCTTCGCCATGTCATCAATGATACCATTTGCGACAATGTTTGCCACGTGATCGACGTGGGTGCCACCTTTCGTAGTGCAGATGCCATTTACGAACGAAACCTGTTCCATCCCATTCTCTGCTGGTCCTATGCATACTGACCAACGGTCGGTGGTTACAGATGCAACCTGGTCAACACCTTCATGCATTTTGGCATAAGCCTCGAAGTTTTGTTTCGGAAGAACTTCGCCATTGAACTTCACTTTACAGTTTTGAGTAGTACAGATGTTCGCATCCCAGACTCTCTTTTGGAAAATCTTATAGATGGTATCATCCATTTTGGACATTCCGAACCTCTTCCACTCGGGGGTAAAGGTGATGGCCACGGATGACGTAGCACCCGAATGTTTTTTAATTTTTGGTGGGTCACAGACAGTCATATTCTTCGACCAGGATTGAGTATAGGTCTGCTTTGTCTCATGATCCTTGATGACTACAGAGAAATCACTTGAGTAAATATTTGCCAACTTGGCACCATACCCGTTGCGACCACCGACAATTCTTTTTTGTGTATCGTCATAGTTCGTACTCGTGAGGAGGTGTCCAAATACAAGTTCAGGGTTCCATAGACCTTCTTTCTCATGCATTTTTACAGAAATTCCACCGAGTGGTCCATTATTCTCGATGGTCACTGAACCTACATCCTTATCAATCGAGACGGAGACTAAACTGACCTGTTTGGAATGGAGAGAGTTACGGTCGATGGCGTTGACGAGGATTTCATCGAATATTTTCAAGAGGGCTGGGGAGTATTTCAAGTTCTTCTTAGTGAACTTTTGACCATCAAGGATCCAGTAAGGTTCGGTTCCTAGG